TGGGCGTAAACGCTGCAGGAACCGCAAACATCACACAGCTCAACACGTTCAACCCATTCGGTCTGAACCTTGTTGCCGATCGCAACTTTGCAACCAACACAATGGTCGTTGCAAAAGCATCAGCAATCGAGTTCTACGAGCAGGTACGTGGTTTGATGTCAGTAGAAGCACCATCCACACTTGGACGCGTGTTCTCCTACTACGGATACGTTGCAACCTTTATCGCAGACAGCGATCTCGTCAAGTCCATCACCGTCAGCCCTTGATTCGAAAGGTAGGCCCTAGTAATGGCCACCTATTCGGTCACTAACAAGTACCTAATTGACAACTACGCCGTACTGCAACTCCTGACCCCCAGCGAGATTGCAGTCGGCCAGTCAATCACGGTCGCAGGCGTTGACGCCACATTCAACGGCACCTACACGGTGCGCGCATTGCCACAGTATTTGTACATTGGCGTTGACAGCCAGGGCGACCTGCTGTACGACTACCAGTTGCCTATTGCTGATCAAGTGCTATTTGCAAAGACTGCCGACGATGTCAAGCGCACCGCCGCATCTGGCACAGTCACATACGCGCCAGTTTGCACGTGGGTGACCGCTGCACAAGTCATGTCTTACCTTGGCATCACAATCACAAACCCATCGGACGACTACACGTTGCTTACGCAATCGGTTTCGGCTGGCAACCAGTTTTGCTATCGCAGGCGTGAGGAGTCTTCGTATATTGACTCCCTAACGACCTCGCCAGGTGGTGACGTCACATTAGGCACCTTGATGTATTGCGCCGCTCTATGGCGCTCCAGGGGCTCAGTAGAGGCAACCTACGCCACGTTTGACGGCATGGGCTCGGCACCACAGCAAAGCCTGACCCCAATCGTCAAGCAGCTGCTTGGCATCCCACGTCCAGCGGTTGCCTAATGTCGTACACCGACCTATTTAACGAAGCGATTGATGACGTCACCGCAACGCTGACTGCAGTATCAGGATTGCGCGTTGTCAACGACCCAACCAAACTTGCACCTAATTGCGTGTACCTTGACGCACCAAACTTCACCACGTTTGCTGGCAACGGCAACATCGTGCGCCTCGAGTTCCCAGTCAAAGTAATCGGCTCTGGGCCTGCAGGTCTGCCGGTGCTACGTCAGATTTTGAGCATTGTCGCAAGTGTGCTTAACTCGCCGATCATTGTCATGGCTGGCCGTCCGTCAAGCCTTGAAATTGGTGGCGCGTTGTACCCGTGCTACGACCTTGATTGCGCTATCCAAGCCCAGACCGCATAATCCACAACTAAGCAACAGTAATCATCTACTATCAGAACATAACCTAAGGAGCATTTATGGCCAGTAGCACTTACCTCTCGAACCCAGTCCTCACAATTAACAGCGTTGATTTAACCGACATGTGCAGCGCAGCGACATTGACTTATCTGGTTGAAGCGCTTGAAGACACCGCGTTTGGCACTAATTCACGCAGTTACACCGCAGGCCTTGTCAACAACGAAGTGACCTTGACGATGTACGCATCGTTCGCAGCAACCGAAACCTACGCAACGTTGTTCCCATTGGTTGGCACTAAGACCAACATCACCTTGACCCCAGCGTCAGGTGCAGAATCAGCAACCAATCCAAAGTTTATTTTGACTGGTTGCTACCTTGAGTCGTTGCCAGTTATCAACGCATCACTTGGCGAGTTGTCAACCTATGACCTCACGTTCATGGGTGGCGCGCTGACAATTGACACCACCGCATAAATAACGGCTCCAAGCCGACATAGGAGAAACATGAAGATCAAGTTGCAGTTAAAGCGCACGCCCGACAGCGCACCCGAGTACTACTACACAAACCTGTTTGTGGTTACTGAATGGGAACGCCTTGAGCGCCGCAACATTCAACAGCTCTCCGCAAACCCGTTGTACTCGGATTACGCATGCTGGATGCACACGATCTTAAAGATCAAAGGCGAACAAGTTGGTGACAACTGGCGCGAATGGTTAAGCAAAAACCCTGACATCGACATTCTGCCGGTACTGGACGAGACAGACCCAAACCCTACGGACGCGGCACCTACCGCCGCCAACTAGCAGAGATTTTAGTCGCGGTCGGTTGGTGGCCTGGCGACATTGTGTTTGACGCTCGAGATATGGCAACGGTCATTAAAGTGCTTAACGAGGCAAACAAAAAACGGAGATAACGTGGCGGAAGTATCGGCAAGGGTTGAGGTCGTAGGGCTTAAGGATGCTTTGAAGACCCTTAACAAGATTGACAAATCTTTGCGCCGAGAAATTACCAAGGACTACAAACAGATTGTTCAGCCTGTTATTGATGATGCGAACAAACTTGTGCCTACTGGCGTCCCGTTATCTGGTATGGCTCGCAACTGGCAAACCCGATCAGGGTTTCAGATATTGCCGTGGATACCTGGCATGAAACAAAAGATCGCTGCCAAAATCAATACTCGAGCAATCAAGGAATACAGCGGAAATAAAACCAATGTCGGCACGTTTGCTATTCAATGGAAAGGCGCTACTGGCACGATGTTTGACACGTCCATGGCTGGGTCATTGGGACGCGCTCTAACTGCACGCTATGGGCGTAGTTCGCGAGTAATGTGGAAAGCATACGAGCAACGCCAAAACGATGTCATGTCCGAGATGGAGCAATTGGTCAAGCGCGTCATGGATGAAGCAAACAGAGAGACCGCATAATGGCAATCAATATCCCGATCATTTCAGAGTTTGATGGCAAGGGCATTAATAAGGCTATTAAGCAGTTTAAGCAACTGGAAACAACATCGGAAAAAGCCCAGTTTGCAATTAAGAAGGCTGCGGTGCCGGCAGCTGCGGCGCTTGGCGGTTTAGCATTGGCACTTGGTGACGCGACCAAGGCCGCAATGGAAGATCAGCAGGAGCAGGCGGCGTTAGCGCTTACTTTGCAAAATGTGACTGGCGCAGGCAAAGCCCAGACTGCACAAATTGAAGATCAGATCAGCGCAATGTCTCGAGCGTCTGGCATTGCCGACACCGAATATCGCAAAAGCCTTGAGGCTTTAGTGCGCGGCACAAAAGACGTTGATCTTGCCATGAAAGACATGAACCTTGTCATGGATATCAGTACAGCGTTGCAAACCGATTCAAGCACGGTTGCAGACGCGCTTGCTAAGGCTTACCAAGGCAACTTTAAGGCGCTGCGATCATTGAGCCCAGAAATGGCAACGATGATTAAAGAAGGCGCAAGCCTGAACGAAATCATGGACGTGCTGGGCGGAACCTTTGGTGGTGCTACTGCTAAAAGTGCCGAAACCGCTGCAGGCAAAATGAAGATTTTGACCAACTCGCTTGGCGAAACCAAAGAGTCAATCGGCGCCGCATTGTTGCCTGTGCTTGAGGCTGTGCTACCCGTGCTCAACAAGTTCGCTATGTGGGCTCAAGATAACCCGAAAGCATTCTTGGCTATCGCTGCCGCCATTGGCGCGGTCGCTGCCGCAATTGTTGTCACCAACATTGCTATGGCACTTAACCCGTTTAGCCTGATTGCTGCAGGCGTTGCGTTGCTTGTCTTAGCGCTCGTGACCGCATACAAGAAGTTTGAGTGGTTCCGTGACGGCATAAACGCAATCGTGAACACCGTTATTAGTTTTTTTGCCGGCATGGTCAACGCTGCAATCGGCGCGGTTAACGCAATCATCAGCGCATATAACTCAATCCCGTTGTTGCCTGATTTGCCAAAAGCGCCAACTGTTCCCGTGCCACAACTAGGCAAAACATCCAACACGCCTGCACCTGGACGCATGAGTATTCCTCGACTAGCTGACGGTGGCATTGTTTCATCACCTACTTTGGCTCTAATTGGCGAAGCAGGCCCAGAAGCCGTAGTGCCATTAGATCGCATGGCTACGGGCGGCGGCGTGACCATCAACGTCACAGGCGGGCTTGCCACAAGCGCCGAAATAGGTGAATCTGTTGTCAATGCGTTGCGCGCCTACTCACGGAGTGCAGGGCCGTTGGCTCTGAACATTGCCTAATGCCTGGAGTTGCGGTTGTTGATTCAGGTAATTACGACCTGCAAATAGAAACAGGCTTTATTGTTAACGCCTTTACGCTTGACAACGTGACGTCAGGTGTTCTTGATAACACGTTCTTTGTGCTTGACGGCAACACCGAATATGCCGACGTTATGGCAGATTGCACAAACGTAAAAGTCAGACGCGGCCGTCGAGATGTCGGCGACCAGTTCAGCGCTGGCACCATGACATTTACAATCCGCGACGTGGATGGTATTTTCAACCCGTTTGACGACAACAGCCCGTACTACGACACACCGCAATCCAAGCCAGGTCTTGCACCGATGCGTAAAGTGCAGCTCATCCGCTACGACCAAACAGACACGCCTGAATACCTATTTTCGGGTTATGTCGTCAACTACGACTACAACTTTGCGCTAGGCGGTTTAGACACCGTGACCGTCTATTGCGCTGACCAGTTTTATCTGCTTGCACAGACCTTTATGAACGAACTAAATGTGACGTCCGAGACATCTGGCGCGCGCATAGAAACTGTGCTTGATTTGCCAGAGGTTGATTTCCCTGCGCTACAACGAAACATCGCAACAGGCACAGTCAACCTTGGACATGACAGCAACTACACCGTGCCGGCAGGAACGAACGTGTTGCAATACATAACGCAGATTAATGAGACAGCAGAGTTTGGGCGTGTGTTTATGTCGAGGGATGGCACGCTCACATTTCAGGAACGCATTGGAACGACCCTTAGCGCATCGGTAGCCGACTTCCATGACGATGGCACCGAAATCAAGTATGACGGGCTTGGCATTTCGTTTGAGGCAAACGAGGTAATTAACAGGTCTGTGGTAACAGGGTTGGACGGCAAAACAGCAACAGCAACCAACGCAGGCTCAATCGCAACCTATTTCATTCAGACCAGCAGCATCCTCAACAGCCTGCTTCATGAGCAGACAGCCATAGACACAGCTGCTAGTTACCTGCTTAATCCAGAGCCCGAAGCACGGTTTACATCGGTAGAAACCAAGTTCCTGATGCTGACCGACGCACAAAAGGACACGCTGGCCACCGTAGAAATAGGCGACACAATCAGCATTGAAAAGACGTTCCAGAGCGGTGCCGGCACAACCCAATTGGCACAAGACCTAAGCGTTGAAGGCATCGAGCATTACCTGGACTACTCAACAGGCCACCGTGTGCTCTACTCAACTTCCCCAACCGTCATCGTTTATGAGCTGATCTTAGACAACGCCACGTATGGCACACTTGACCAATTCAATGTTTTAGGATAGGAGACACTATGGCAATCGCACCAAATAACACGTTCGTAGCAGGACAAGTTTTAACCGCGCAGGAATGCAACGCTTTCCCTTTTGGCATAGTTGCGCGCGCAACCAGTAACACGGATTACACATTGACAACATCAGCTGCAATTGCAACGGGTATGACTGTGACTTTTACTGCTATTGCAGACCGTTACTACAAAATCACTTATATGGAACCGCAATGCCAAACCCCGACTGTTGCAGACAAGGATACGAATATTCAAATACGAGTAACAAACGCTGCAGGCACATTGTTAAACCAAGGGTATATTCGAACCGAAACAGGCAGCCAAACAGACACAGGAACCATTACCCTTGTTTCTACTAGCACTTTTAGCGCTGGTTCAGTAACTATTGTTGGTTGCGCAAAAACTGGTTCAACTACTGGCGCACCAGTTTTAGGTCGTAGTGCCGGTGCTGCTGGTCCAGCATTGTTACTTGTTGAAGATATTGGTCCAGCCTGATCGCAATGCGATGGCGTTACCTCTTTGGCTACGGCGCACTCATTGCAGTCGTTTTGTGGGGTTGCGCTGCATGCGGTTATGACGGGTCATACCGTTACTCATGCCAAGACAATGCGAACTGGGAAAAGCCAGAATGTCAGCCACCATTGTGCGTACCGTCAGGAACGTGCACTCGAGATTTGATTTATGAAGACACGCCTTAAGCCTGAAGACCTACACGCGCGCCTAATTGTGTTCGTTGGCGCGATCATGGCGCTGGTATTTGCAATTACCGTTATTGGATTTGTGTACGCGCTTATGTTTGTAACCCAGCCAATCGGCAAACAAGCACCAAATGACGCCGCGTTCATAGACCTACTATCAACCCTGACCGTCTTTATGACCGGCACGTTGTCAGGTTTAGTTGCCAGCAACGGACTAAAGTCTAAAATTAAGGACAAAGGAGCAGAAGATGAAACCAAGTGACAAAGCACTACTTGCCTCTTACGGTCGTTCAATGCTCGCTGCCGTTGTCGCACTAGCGGTAACAGGCAACACCGACCCAGGCGCACTCTTAGCAGCTGCCATTGGCGCGGTCTGTCCAACAGCATTGCGCTACTTCAACCCTAAAGACATGAAGTTTGGTCGTGGTAGTAGCCAAGGCTAAGGCTGGCGTGCCAAACGCACGCGACTATATCGGCAACGCGGACGGTGCATCACCAGCGCCCCGTGCCGGTATGAACGAGTTTATAAAACAAGTGACCGCGCACTCGAATGGCGCGTTTGTGAATCTCGGAAGTTGGGGTCAACGCGACGTCAAGGGGAAGCCAGGAACGCTAAGTGTCCACGCAACAGGCAGAGCCTGGGACGCTGGATTTACTACAAGCGAAAAACACCCAAACGCAACACGCAAAAACGCTAAAGCATTCATTGACAAAATGATTGCTAATGCAAACGAATTAGGCATACAAATGGTGATCGATTATTTCCCAAAAGAATTCGGCTCGGCATGGCGTTGCGACCGACAGGCTTGGAAGAACTACGACAGCAAAACCGTGTCAGGTGCACCTGGCGGTCGGTGGTTCCACATTGAGATTTCTCCACAAGCTGCCGACTCGGTGATCTGGGTAAAAGCCGCATTCTTAAAGGTGTTCGGGGAAATCCCACCTAAGGCTTGATCTATGTTCTAGGGTCGGAGTACCGACAAAAGGACAGGCAATGACTGACATCCAGATATTTGACTACAGCGTCTATACGGGAGTGATGGACAACGGTCAGGAAATCTTGGTGCAAATCTTCACCAACCCCGACTCGGGAAAGTTCCTTATGGGACAAATCGCATTCAGAATGGCATCCTCATCATGGGGCATGCCCATACCTTTGGAGAAACGATGAACTATTTTGCAGAAAAAATTATTGGGTTGGTGCTTTGTACCGTATTTGGCTTTACGGCTCTTACAGGGGCTCCTGACGCGTCTGGTAGCCCGTCTGGGACTATTGCCTTGGCACCGTTTGACGTCACGCCATACCTAATTGAGCCAACCACGACTACCAGCTCAACGATCTACATTGACCCGTACACGTCGGCTTGTGAGCAATTTAGCGCGCTTGCCGTCAACCTTGGCTGGCCTGCCGATCAGCGCACCGTGCTCGAATCTGTCATGTTCAGAGAATCGCGTTGCATCCCGAACGCCTACAACAGCAAAGACCCACAAGGTGGTTCCCGTGGTCTTATGCAAATCAACGGATTCTGGACACCATGGCTAACCAATGCCGGCATTATTACCGAAGCAGAAAACCTGTTACAGGCTGATGTTAATTTGCGCGCAGCGTTAGCAATTTACAATTACGGCGTTGACAAACACGGTTACGGCTGGGGGCCATGGAGCGCAACCAAATGAGTGAAGGCTGTGCATGGAATCAAGGCGAACTATCAGAAGAAACCCGACAAATGGTATTGGAGCAAGCAATGACAACAAAACACGAAATGGCAATTTTTGATCTGATCAACCAGATCGCAGACACAAGCACAAACCCACACGCAAGCATCATTCAGCGTCTTAAAGGCATGAAGAACTCGTTGTCATTAGAAGAACCAATGCCACTACACGATGTGACTACACTTGATTTAGCAATCAAAGCACTACAAGCACATTCCTAACCGACAAGGAGATTCCGACAATGAAAACCTGCACGATCTGCAAAGAACAAATTGCCTACCCTGAAATAACAGGCAAAACACACTTCGTTTGTGATGGCCGTGTGCCGGCACGAAAGAACGCCCCATTTATTGAGGGCATGTTGGCATCACAGTCGTCTGCTGATGCGCGTTGGACAAAGATTGAACAAAACCAAGTTGATGCTGCGATCTTGCACGTTGCGCGCACTAAAGGATTTTTCACATCTGACGACATTTGGAAGCACCTGGGCGATCAGTTCCCTGTCACCAAAGGCATCGCTGGACGGCTTAACGCTGCCGCTCGACGTGGCATTATCCGCAATACAGGCGAACTTGCCTTTGCACAGCGCGGTGGCGCGCATGACCATGCACAGCGTCTAAGCGTCTGGGCTGGCATCTGATGGGCTTTGATCTAAGCAATTACGAGACAGTTGAGCAACGTCTTGTTCGTTGGTGGGCTGCATACCCAAACGGGCGCGTGTACACCTGCATGATGAACTACACAGGCGATGCTTGCGTGTTCTACTGCGAACTGTACGCCGACAAGGACGACAAGGTGCCAGTCGCGACAGGTTATGCGGAAGAAATCAAAAGCGACCGCGGTGTCAATGCCACGTCGTTTGTTGAGAACTGTGAAACGAGCGCTATTGGTCGCGCTATTGCCAACTGCCCGTTACAGGCTCCTGCAAGTGGCCCAAGGCCGTCACGCAATGAGATGCAAAAGGTCGAGCGCCTAAGCACACCGACCGATACAAGGCAAAGTCCTGTGCACATTCCCTCTGGTGCATTCGCAACGCCTAAACAGATCGGTTACATCAAGAAACTAGCCAAGGACAAAGGCATGGACGATCTTGCCCTGTTGGAGATGATTCAACTGAACTTGGACGATGACAGCGCGGTTCTTGAGCTGTTGAAATCACATGAAGCAAGCAAAATCATTGAAAGGCTGAAATGACATTAGAAGAAATGATTAGCGCGATTGAACGACTGCAGGCTCTTTACTTGCAGTTGTTACCTGAACAAGGACAAGCCATAGACAAGACTCGATACGCAATTACGCACTTGGCAGACAAGATTTGGACGGAAACAATCTAGTGAAGTTAGACGCCAAGATCAGCGAAGCCGACTTTAAGGACATGGTGATTAGCGTCGCTAAGCGTTACGGCTGGTTAGTGCATCACGATCTGCCGGCACAGAACAGTCGAGGACGCTGGATGACAAACGTCCAAGGCGATGCAGGATTCCCTGATCTGTTCATGGTGCACCCATTCCAAGGCGGTCGGCCGTTGGTGATTGAGTTAAAGGCAGAGAAGGGCAAGTTAACGCCTGGACAAAAGATTTGGCTAAACGCTTGTGAGATGGTTGGCTGTCATGCAGCGGTCTGGAAGCCAAGCGACATGGAGTACATTCTCTACACCTTAAGCAATCCCAGACAATAAACAATTGGCTAGTAGCACGACCTAAGCCATTCGCACGGCAGTTGGTGACACACGGAAACGTGGGTAGATCGGCGCGCCCCGAATCATGCAAGACGAAATGAAATGGGCAAAGCGCCGAGGCGAGTCGTAAACATAATCGACTGAATGCAATGGGTACCAGGATGGGCAATCTGGTGGGTGGAGCATTCACACATCTCTTGACCTGCAGATGACATACAGTTAACAAACAAAGAAAGCACCGACATGAACTTGACAACAAAGATGACAAACAACAATCGTGGACAAGGCGCGCAAGCGCCGCGTCAGCGCAAGCGAAGCGCGCGAGCATGACACGCAAACTAACCGAGCACGACACCACGATCTACAAACAAGCAAGAGCAGAACTCCTGCGCGACAACCCAACATGTCATTGGTGCCACAAAAACACAGCAACAGAACTAGACCACCTAGTCGAATCAGACAAAGGCGGAACAATAGAAGACGGATACGTTGCAGCATGTAAGCCATGCAACTCTGCGCGCGGCGCAACATACCGAAACAAAAAACTAGCCAACGCAAAACACGCAAGGGAAAAAGCAATAAACGATTTTTTATACAGCTCCGAGATGCCCCCGAGCCCCATCCATC